TTGTTTATTTTAAAATCCAATCATTAACCGAAGTATTGTTTTTTGCGCTATAAAAGTCGCCAGTAGCAGTGTTGACATAAAATTGAGGTACGCCATCTGGTATGATAGAAGGAGCAACATCTGACACAATAAAAAGTGGTCTGCCCTGATAAAATAAGTCTTTCAATACGTCAATACTATCAACCTGAATTTTACTTATTATCATGTTTCTAAATGCAGCTTCCAATGCACTAACTCTTTCAGATAAAGCATTCAAGTCAGTAGCTATAACCTCCTCTGCGTCTATTATCTTTTCTCCGTCAGTTAACGGAATCCACTTTGTTCTATCAGTCAACGGATATGTATTTGCCGTTACCTTAGACATAAAACTTCCACCGCCGTATGTAACGATACTTAAAACGTCATAGCCACCAGGATATGTTGCACTCCATTCCCCAGCGTCATGCGGTCTTACTTTCCCTAAATTTATTACTGTTGCCATAATTTTTAATTATATATTGTTGCTATCAAATTTCCATATTCATCAATCGTCATCGAGACATCAGCCATATCTCCCTTCTCTCCTTTTAAACTTGATAAAAAGTCTTCCTCTGTACCAATATTCCCTGCATCAAGCCATATTTGATAAGCGCTATCTCCTTTTTCCCCTTTCAGCACAGCCAATTGTTCTGGAGTAAAATCCTCATACGTGAACGGATCTCCTTTTTCTCCTTTCAATAAAGCAAGTTGCTCTGACGTGAAGTCTTCAAAAGTAAACGGGTCTCCCTTATCGCCTTTATCTCCCTTATCTCCCTTATCTCCTTTTTCTCCTTTCAATAAAGCAAGTTGTTCTGGGGTAAAGTCTTCAAACGTAAACGGCTCACCTTTTAAACTTGCCAAATAATCATCTATTGTACCAATATTTCCAGCCTCCAACCATATCTCATACGCGCTTTTACCAGGATCACCCTTAAATCCGATCAAAAAATCGGACGTAACAGAAAATTCGGTAATGTCGTCAGCCATCATACTGGTAGGTACAATCTGAAAGGCATTTACATCAATCGTGCACTTCCTTTGCAAATCCGATAATCCATAATCTGGTAGTTCATAAGAAAATACCAAATTATAAACACCAAGCGTGTCACAAATTTCTGGGGTAAATTCTATCCGAAGACTATTATCTATAACCTCAAACGGTACTGCTTTAATCTTTGTAAAAACACGAGCAGTTAAAGACGCGTTTGTAATGTTAGACAAGTTCTCTGGCTGACCGCCTCTGGTGATAGTCCAAACAAGCACAAAATCGTTACCTATCCGTATAGTTTTCATTCTTGTATCCTTTGATAATTAATAGTCATAATCAAATCTCCATTCTCATTAATCTCTGCAGAGATGATGGGTGTAGAGCCTATCAATAATGCGTATGGTACACGCACATTATCCACAGTCGAATCAGGATTTACCCTAATCCCAAACGCCTCGAATCCTATCGTTGTAGTTGCAACTGGTATATTAGAGCCTTTTATCGTTTTTATTTCTGCCATATTATTCGTTCCAAATTATTAAATCGTTATCTTCAGAAGTAATTGCCATGTTAAATCCATATTCGTCGCCAACGACATTAATTTTTTTAGTATAAAATTCAGTTGGTAGCGCATCATATTCTTCGTCTGTAAAATCGCCAAATTCACCGTCTCCTCCCCATAATGAAAATCCGTATCTCAAATCGTAATTTCTTATTAAGTTTATCCCATCGGTAGTGGTCGTCTGGTCTTCTTCAAAAACCAGCCGCCAGTCATATTCTGTTCCCGTCTCGTACACTGCTTTTAACATAGTGCCCTTTTTATAGGGTATATCACCTACGACAGCATCTTCTAATAAAAACCATGTGTCGCCTTTAACATAAGAAGATGGCTTGGCAAAGAAGGTTTTATTTTTATCTTTTATATTCTGCGACGTCTCATCAGCCCATTCCTCTAAGTTTTGTCCTCCCGACAGAAACACGGTATTACCCACTATCCTATTTCCTAACCTTGTGAATTTGGTAGTTTCTTTGCCTGTCAGGTCGTATGAGTTTATACCTGAATACTGAATAAACGAAGGTGCATCGTTGCCTACCGTAGAGAGTATCATCGCACCCTGTCTCTTTACATCGGTTGACCCTAATTGAAAGATGGTATCTCCAACTTCTGGTATATCACTGTTTAAAGCAGCATCGGTCTTGCTCAACTCAATGTAATCAGTGCCTACTGCTACCACTTTTCTCCAATAGAATTTCTGTCTTGTGCCTGTGAATATCTGGCATCTTGCGAAGTCGGTATTTGAGAATAAGTTGGCTACTTCTCCGTCTTTAGAATCAAAGTAACATCTGTAAAAATTAGGTGTCTCCTCAACCTTTGTGCACAACATATTAGCTGCGCTGATAATCAACTGACCACCAACACTTCTTGCTTCGTGTATTAAGACTGAAAAGAACTCCGCCCTTTGTCTTACAAGCAATTGGTCAACCTCTGCTACCGATGTACCGTTAACGTTCTTGATAGCTGCACCTGAACCGAGTAGGCCAGAGGCAAACGTGCCAACCTCTATCCCTTCAAGAAATTTTATTAACTTTTGTGCAGTGTCTTCGGATACCTTAGACAGAAATTGTCTGTCTCCTATTAACCTGATGAGACTTTCGGTTTGTTTTACATCCAAATTAGACCCACCAGCCCCGCTTAAAAGGTAATTGATCTGATTTTGTATCTTCTGAATAGTCCCGACTTGTTTCTCTTCTGTGAGTGTTACTTTATAGGTGGGGATAATCTCATCTCCTTCTTTTATCCTTAGGTTGTCGATTATGACACTACCAGCTATCCCCAAATCGGTATCTGCAAATTGAAGATAATCCCCCTCTACTATTGTGTCGTGAAGGATAGGATTGCGAGCCATGTAAACTGGGGAGATGTTTACCTCGTATGTGTATCTTACATAGTCATTCTTAGATAGATATTCTTGTCCTGCGGCTAATAATTTTTGTGAGGCTGCCTCTATATATACCTCTGGCATTTCTATGTTTAAGAGTACGAATTTATCTCCAGCTTTGATGTTCATTGAGGCATACGGGAAATACAGTCCTATACCTTCGTCCAACACCCTATTACATGTTAGTATGTACTTGTTGCCTTCTTTTACGCATGAAAGTATCTCAAACTCTCTGCCGCCGCAAAGGCCGTTTTTCATTGAGATAGTTGCGCCGGGCAAGTAATCGTTTATATCAAATCCAATATCCTTTAAAGTTATCTTAAATGATGGTACATTTGCGCCTTCTTCAAATATACCGTTGTCGGTAATCGGAGTGCCATCGCTGTTAACCGAGTCTGCTGCTATTTCGTCCAAATTACCGTTGTCTCCAGAATCCAAATTGACTATTATACCGGCTGCACTTAATTGGCTTGCGGTCATGCCTTCAAGTGAAGGGTAAATCTCTGGTAATGATTCATCGCTCCCATCAAAGAACACACTGCCCTCCATTACACCCAAAGCACCTATATTCGGGCTGTCAATATACGGGTCTAATGTGGTATAAGGGAATGACGGCAACATGAGGTTTTGAACCGCCATATTGTTGGGGAGGTATAACGATAAATCGGGCTTGGTTAATTTGTTGTAGTATCTAAACGGTAGGTTTCTTGTGCTGCCGTAAACCCTTAGTCTTGTTATGATTTGTTGGTCAGGATCGGCTATTCTTGTTATTCTGTTTAGTCCGTTACCTTTACCGTACTCAAACACATCGCTTATGATATTACCAGCCGTACCTATGGTTATCGTTCGACCACGAATGATGAAATTTGATTTGAAAATAGTAGATACAAGCGATAATGCACCCCAAACATTTAATCTGTCTGCGGTGATAAATACATTGTTTACGGTTATGTTAGAATCGTTTACGTTTACAGTCCAAGAACGGTCTCCCGTGTAAACCCTGTCAAGATTGGCTTTTATCCTATCTGCTAAGTCGTGTATGGTAAGTGCGTGAAATCCGAATGACGGGAGAGATGAGAAATGAATGAGGTTATCGTTAAGAACATAGTCCAAAAACTCGCATCTTACCAACTCATCCGAATAGCTGTTAAATTTTACGTTATCATAAGTGAACGCATCTCCCGTAGTGTTCTTCGTTGCTTTCTTTATGATAGACGGATCGTAGTTTAACGTAAACTGTTCGCCACGATATATCACATAATCACCTATTGAGAAATCTATCGGATAGGGCGATGTTATCGACGCCGTGATAAACCTGTCTCCCATGAAAGAGCCGCTATATTCTAATTTGTGAATATCGCAAAGCTCTTCGTTGTTCTTATTGTAAACCTTCCAACTCATCAGATTAATGCTATTATTTCGCTACCAGAATATTGAGGTTTTACCTTTGTTCTTGGGTCTGTAACCCTAAATCTTATCGTAAATGTCATCAGTTTGCCGTCATAACCAGAAAGATTGGGCTCATAGCTTACAAACCTCACTCCTTTTCTGCCTATGCCTGTGTGTACGTCGTACATCTTCATCTTTACCCCACTACCGTCTTGGCCTGTAAGGTAGTTTAGAAACGATTCTATCTTTGTGCTCCAATAATCGCCTGAATATCCTATTTCAACATTGAGATCATAAGCCTTTAATGGTAAAACACTCGGCTCAAACCAATCTTCTCCGTCTTCTTCTGGCCAATCGTCTGTAACTACGTCCTTAGCTTCTAAGTTAAGTTGTAGCGGGAACGATAAACAAACCATATTAAAGTCTCTTACCAAGTCCTTCAACACAGCGCCTGTTTTTTCTTTCTGAAACAATATGGTATATGCTTCTGCCATAGCGATTATTTACTTACAAATTTAACAATTTAATCAGAACATTCAAAATATTCTCAATCTTTTTCGTGGACTTTTACATCGCCTTCAAACGAAATATTACAATCGTTATTTTTATATACACTTATGCTTGCCAATCCTCTTTGTACAAGGTGGACATCAGCGCATCCGTAAACGGTAACATAAACCTTAGCGTGATCTTTTGCCTCTATCTCAATATCCGAAGCTCCGTTCACATATATATCTCTCACGGAGAATCCGCTGAATACGAATTTACCGCTACTATCAAGAACGACGCAATCACTTTGAGGGTTATTCACGTAAAATTCTGTGTTTACGTATATGTTATTCTTTTCAAGCAACTCTTTGTCTATGTTGTTAACGATAAATTCGTTTGACGGGAAGTTGTTCTCCATAACGAAATCAATACCCTTCTTATACTTGTCTATTAACGTCTGATGGTCAGAGTTTAAGTCCCATTCGTTAAACCACTTGTCGCACAGTCCTGCTTGTCTTGCCGATGTTCTTAGTTCTATGTTGAGTTCTTTTAAGTCCATATCATTTAACTTTTAAAGATTTAGTGCCAGCCGAAACAGAGTTTAAGAAGTCCATGATGTCTTCTGCTATCTTAGACGCCTTTTCAGTGTTTCTCGCTATGTTTTGTAGCTGAATTAATTGTGCTTTACCCAATGAGGTTATCTCCGGCATGTCCGAATCAATAAGCCTCTTGACAAAGTCCAATTGCATTGCGATGTCAGCCCTGATACCGTTTACATAAGAAGCAAGTAGTGAAGCCGTATCTTCGGTTATACCCTTTATCCCAGCCGCCAACCCCCCTTCTTCTTTGTCTGGTTTTTCTTTAAGCGAAACACCATAACTATCCTCCATGTATTTATTGAGAGAATCGAGAGCTTTATAATAGGCCTCCGACTTCTTTTCTCCCTCCATAAGGATTTTGGCAAGTCCTTGCATTTCTCTCTCATCAAGCACATAATCACGCCCGAAATAACCTCCTTTACCATCTTCTCCGAACAAGGCTATTCGTGCTTTCTCCATCATGGGCTGTAATATTTGCATTTTAAGCATGTCGTTCATCACACCGGCTAATATGTCGGCAGATGTCTTTCTAAACGCCTCTGCTCCGTCCTCTCCCTTCTTCCATGCCTCAAATAACGCATCTCCCAATTGAGATGCCCAATTCTTAAAGTCGATGTTTAATAAATCGGATGCAGCCTCTTCGGCAAAGTATCTAAGTTCTTCTTCGGCTTCTTTTATGGCAGCATCATAGTCTGCGAGCTTCTTTTTATCTGTGTGTTTCTTTGCCTCTTCTGCCTTTCTTTGAATCTTTAACTGTTTAAGTCGAAGCTCAAGGTTTTTCTTTTGTTCGGCAAGCAAATCTTTCTGATTACCCAAAGAACGGCGAAGTGATTCTTCAATAGATTGATATGCGGCCTCTAATTTTCTAACCTCAGCCTCGCTTTTTTGGATGGCTTTATCAAGCTTTTTGTCATGTGCTTGCGCTATCTTGCCAACCCAATTAGCCACTTCTCCCATAGCAGCGCCTATGCCGCCGACTATACCTCCTTTTGCAAAGCCTTCTCCTATATTGGATACAGAACTTATGGCGTCCATAGCATAGCCTATACTGTCGGCTACATCCTCATTACCTAATGCCTCAAACATCGATCTTATGCCTCCGAGTGTGCTTGAGAATATGTCAAGGTATGGTTGTGCATTTTTAAACGCATCTGCAATCTTATTTTCAGCCGCCGCCAATTTTATTCCTGCATTAGAGGCCTCTGTTTGTGCTTGTGCGAGAGATTTATATTCTACACTTATGCCTTGTATTTCTTTTTTTTCTACTGGCAATGCCCCACTTTCGTCGGTAGTAGTTGTTGATTTTACCCCATAAGCGTTTACGACCTTTCCACCATCTTCTATGATAGACAAGTTTGCTCTCGCATCTTTCAGTTCTTTTAAAGCGTCTATATATTCTGATATACCTTCGGTTAGCGATTTAAACGGATTGCGAGATTCATATTCATTTTGTAACTTTTTGAGAACACTCATGAGTTCTTTAAACTCGTTTACCGGCAAACTTTTACCCGCAGAAGCCTTAAACTTCTCTAAGTCTGATATGATACTCTCTATAACCGAAGTGGACAATCGGTCAATGTCCTCAAACGCCATTATCCATGTATCACTCTCTTTGAATATCTCGAAGTCTAAAGAAGCAAGTGCCTCCTTAGTTCTTTTTCTACTTTCATCTACCGCTGCTTGTGAAGCTCCGTTCTTAATCAAATCGGCAACATCTTGTTCGCCTTGAGTTATTATATCCTTACGTTGTTGTTCGTAGTTTTTATAGGTACTTAGCAGCTCGGCAGCTCTCATCAAACTTTCATCGGACAGTTTCTTTGATTCTTCTTGATATGCTTTAACAAGTGCAGATGTTTTTCCTCCGAACATCTTTGCTACGGTATCAGGATCTGCTTTTATAAGTTCGGCAAATGATATTCCGACTTTATTGCCTTTTATCTCATTCTCTATTTCTTTTTGAAGTTGTTCTAACACAGACTTAAACCCAACCTTACCCCCGAACACTGCGTTTATGGCGAAACTGTAATCTCCAGATTCTTTGTATAGTTTAGAGAACAAATCCCATTTGGCTATTGTCTCCGTGATCTGTCTCTCTACGTCTGCCAATGTTGTTTCTACCGACTGTCTGTCTAATCCGGTTAATGCTTTAGCGGCCTCAACACGTGCCTGTGTGCTGCCTGTTTTGCGTATCTTTTCTAATTCGGATCTTAATGTATCGGGATCAAATTCTGGGTATATAGCCTTGGCTACACTCTTGGCTCTATCGCCACCTGCTATCTTAACCCATTCTTCGTACATTGAGTTAGCCTCCATCAACAAAGCAACTCTATCTTTCAGTATGTCGTTTGTAGTATTGGTTTCATTCGTGCTTTCTTTATCTCTTAACGCAATCTTTGCCTTAATATCCTCAATTTCTTTCAGTTTTTTATTCCACTCTTCAGTGCCGATAAGTGAATCGTCCATTAAATCTAATTGCTTCTGTGCAGCACTTAACTGATTATCCCAATACTCCTTATTACGAACAGTATTAGTATCATCTCCCATAAGAAACGCAAATTCTTTTTCAAGAGACGTAACCTTCTTATTATAATTTTCTTGGGCTTTAGTAATATCTTTAGTTATATCCAATACACGTTTGCCTTCGTCTGATACGGTAGATATAAGCCTGTTTCCACGAGATAATCTTGAATTAACAACCCCGAAATACTTTCTTGTGCGTTCTTCAAGCTCTTTGGTTATAGTACCCGTTGATGTTAGCTCCGACTGTATGTCTCTGAAAAGAGATTCTGCCGTGTCTGATGTTATTCTTTTGTCCGGCACCCACGATTCGAATATCTCTCTCATGGCTCTTTCAGAGTCTCTACTTTCTTTAAACAGGTCTTCTATAAATTCGGATTTTGCGCTTTCCATCGCCTTAGCCCTCGCTGATGCCAGAACCGCATCTGTCAACAATCTATATGCTTTTTCCTGATTAAGCAACGATGCCGTTTCCTGATCAACTCCAACTAAATATTCTCCGTATTGATTGATAATGTCTGCCCTTGCATCATTCCACTCTGCCGTACCCTCTGTCGCTCTTTTTAATCTGTCGAACAATATATCCAATTGGGCAATATCTTTTCCTGCCGATTTTGCAAATTCTTCGTTTAGCGATTTTAGTTCTTTCTTGGATAGCTTTGTTGCGTCTCCAAATTTTAACATCTTGCCTATAGCATCGAATATCTTAGCGCCAAAAAACGTCATTATGGTTACTGCAGCAACGATTGCAGTTTGCCAGCTGAATATACTTGAAATAAGCTGTCTCCACACAGGGACTGCTTTTACATTCAGATTCATGCCTTCTTTTTGCTGCTGCCTAAGTATTTTATATTCTTCATTGGCTCTTTTTACCTCATCTGCAAACATGGGTAGGTTATTGGATATGGCTGCAAAGAATATATTCGCCCCATAAGCAAGAGATGGCAGCTCTCGTGCTAATTGTTGTAGCTGAAAAGTAAGGCCGTTAAAACCAGACTTGTAATTACCAACGTTTCGCTGATAACGCATTGAGGCTTGTTCGGCCTCATTTAATTTTATGGTTGTTTGTTGGATGTTTTTAAGTAGTTCTTTACCTGCGGCTGCCTCTCTTTCTGCGGCACTTAATCTGTCGTATTCGTAGATTAACTTGGATAATTCGGATCGATAAGAAAGAATACTCCCTTCGGCCAAGTTCTGTTTTTTGGACGCATCAACAAGACTTTTGCCAACTTCGTCCAATTCTTTTTTAACTTGTGAAAACTCCTGTATAATAGGTTTTGCGTCGGCAGCTTTCGGCAAGCTCTTATACCGTTGTTCTAATTCTTTCGTCCGTTGAATAAGTTGTTCGATGTAGCCTATCTCTTCTTGTGTAGCCTTAACGCCTGCATTACTTCTTTTGGTGGTAGATGTTGTGCCACTCATGTTCAACTTTACCTCAAGGCTTTTAAGTTGCTTTAGCGCTCTCTTTTTTATTGCCTCCAATTGCTTGGGGTCATCCTTGTACAGGATAGAGAAATATAACGATCCGAGTTTTGCCATAGTTATTTCTTATTACGGTTTTTGTAATTTTCGATCGACCGATTTATCCTATCAGCTGACGGCTTGCCGAATTTCTTCTTTTCTGGCTTGATGTATGATACAGGCTTGTCGCTTATGATTAGTTCTAATTGAGCGTTGGTCATTGTCCAATAGTAGTGATACATCGGTATCTTGCAGAATAATATTGTTTTCGGCTGCATCATCCAACTGTAATCTTTTAAGTAATCCCACGCTGCTCCGTATCTTGTCCTTGACGGATAGAAGACACTTCTTTCTTGTTCATCATCATCATCGTATCCATCATATCGGTCATCAATATGGTATTCACGAAGTACGATTGCAGCGGTATTTTTTTTTTACCGATAGCCAATACCTCCGTTAAATCGGCTTCGGAGTACTGTTTTACATAATAAAACCATCTCCACAAGAACGGATAGAATAGCTTTATCTTCAAAAAACCATTAAGAATGATACATGCGGCAGTCTGATAATTAGCTACCGCATCGTTTCCTTCTTTAAGTATGATCTGATTGATCTTTCTTACCGTCCCTGCATGAAGCCATTTGATCTTATACGTCTTGTTTCGTATCTTGGCGTAATCGGGTAGATTCTCTATGATAGAGTTTAATTCGTCTTGCGCTTCTTTAGATGGTTGTTTTACAGTTGCCATAGCTTTATTCTAAAAAAGGGCGGTGATTTTTCGCACCACCCTTAGTGTTATTAAAAAGGATTATCCGTTAAGATTTAGCTCCATTCAACAAGATAATGTCAGCTCCGTCATTATTAGGTTTCGGGAATATCTGAACATTAAAGTAAGCAGGAGTACCAGAAGCAATAACAGGATTAGCGAACATCTCCACATTAGGAAGTGCAATCAATCTCGTTCCATCTTCCGAAGCCAGAATAAGCGAACCAGTAACCTTTTTCGTTTCGGTAGAATATCCTTGTCCTGAAAGCGATAATCCTCCTAAGGTATTAGCGCCACTTGAAACGGCGTTCCCTTTTTCAGTCATAAATAGTTTTGCAATTTCTTTATCAACCGATGCAACCTGCATTGTAATGCTTGGGTCTCCAGCGGTAACATAACTTGCCCATTTCTGACCGGTAGTTATCTTAACTGAGGAAATACTTACAGCCCCACTGTCAAAAGAAAAACTGTCTTCAATAACGGGTAGCTCATAACCAAGCTTCGTAACTGTGTTTAGGTTTATGTTTACCGTCTCGTCATAAAATACCCTTTTAACCTTGTCAAAAACCGACTGTAAATCAGTCAGCTTTTTCGTAATTGTAATTTCTGCCATAATTGTAAATTGTTAAATTGTTTATTTTGTCAAAATATCAGCGTACACCATCAAATAATGAAATCCTTTGTCGTCACTCCCACCAGAGACAAGTCTCGGAGAAATGGCCGTAAAATTATCGGTAACTATCGGGAATAATGCTATGACCGACTTGTAAAGATTGTCCAACCCTTGTACATCCTCAACTCCGCCTGCAAAGTCTTTCTTAAACAGGTCTATGCGTAAAGATGCTTCTTGATAAGCATTTCTGTCGCTCATCGTACCGGGTATGTCGATCACCATGAAACTCGTTTCTGCGTCAGGATTAGACGTAGGCCTGTTAGGTATATATACCTTGCTTATCGTGGATAATGTGGTATATAACGAAAACAGAATGTCTCTTCTCGGAAATGCTTTTGCCATTATTTCATCGGTTTCATGTTGGACATTAAAATCGAAGGAGCTTCGGCTTTAGTCTTTTCGAGTACATTACCCTTCATCACATCTTGAATGTAAGATGAATATTCAGTCCCCGAACACATGACTATCTCCACTCCTTTCGTCCTTGATTTATAGCTGTTCAAGAAGTCAAGCGCAGAGTCTTTACCATATCCTCCGTCGGTATCCACTTTTGCGTAATAACTTCTTGTTCTGCCTTCCCAGTCTGGTGATAACTCTACCCTGCCTTCTTTCTTGGTAAGCTTACCTCTAACTGGCGGCTTTATTCCGTCGTCTTGGTAGTAATATACAAACGTACCGTTTATATATAAACCTACAGAATAGCTGGTTATGGTGTTACCCGTAAATGATCCTATTGGTGATTTGTAGTTTTGTTGCGCATGTCTGACAAGTTCGTCACAAGCATCTTCAAGGCACTTCTGTATATGCTCGAAAGCTATCTTTCTTGCTTTTTCAAGACCTTTATCCAATGCTGCTTCGTTGTTCATTGCCCGGTTGCGTTAAAAAATACGGTAGTCCCCAAATTACCCGCACTGACTTCTACCACAGAACCATCAAATGTCCCTGTTACATCAGTTACGGTCAAAAGATCACCTACCTTAATTGGTAGAGTTCCAGGTATCGATAATCCGTACTTTGAAATGACGACCTCATTAAAGCGTGAAGTGTTCGTGTATTTCCTGCATTCTCCTTCATACACGACTTCTTCCGTACCCTGACTGAACGGGGTTGGGTTGGTCATTCTATAGACCTTGCACGTATGAGGAAATCTGGGGTTATACATGAAACTTCATGCCTAAAGGATTCATTTTAATAGTTGATTTAGTCGTTTGCTCTCCATACTTGCTGTAAATGTAATTAGCCATCTGCATCAATCTTCCGTTGTCCGAAACTCCTTTTTGTATGCCTCCTTCTCTATGTTTCCACCCTGCATCCGCATCATATACCGTAGCAGAAGTGCTTGGCAAGGAGGCACAATATACATATAGGTCTGCTTTGCATAACTCAAGGACTTTCGTAGTAATGGACATAGCTGGTGTACCCATCTCTACGCCTCTCTTTATGAAGATTGACAATAAGGCTTCGTCCGATACAGTGTAACCAACACACCCCCGCAGATATGCTTCTACGGGGATAGTGCTGGTAGTATATTGAGTAGTTGCCATGTCTATGCGGTTACGGTGTAAACACACATATATCTCGCAACTTGCGGAACACAAAGCGCATATATTTCGCTCTCAACGTAAACGCTTTTAGTTTGAGATTCGAAACGTTGCGTGATAAGTGTTCTGCCTCCATCGAAGAATGCGGTACGTACAGTAGGATCACCCGTTAGTACGTGTTGTGCAGTCTTGATAGTCCCAAGCTGTCCATCTGGTACATAAGCCACATTCAGAGGATTGAAGTTTTCAACCCAGTCTTTTTTAAGAGACTTTGTTACAGAATCGTACTTGTCAACCATTGCCTTAGAATCTCTCGGTATGATAGGACACCCTACCATACGATTGATAGCAGCGGCAATGGCGTCATCGGCCAGGTTCTGTGCATAAGAAAATGCAATAGCGTCAGTCCCAGCAGCAGGATAAAGCATGTGCCCGATACGAGTTAACACTTTGCTGTGTGTAAGCATATCATCATAGAGGTCTTGCGACATTTCGAAATGACCCATAGGATAGCCGTTTTTCTTAGCCCATTTGTATTTATCCTTCAGATACTTGATAGGATCAGAAGTTGCTCCTTCATTGGCCAAGATATGTTCGTCAGTTTTCCACCAACGATTTTCGCCAGTCAATGCTTCTTTATTGCCGGCAGGAATACCAAAGTCAAAAGTAACACCCTTAATACCTTGAGGGTTGTTGTTGGCGTCAATGGTAAACTGACCAGTAGAAACTATACGCATACGTTGATGTGTAAGTCCATTGTAATTACCTGCGATCAGCTTGTCGATAGAATCAAACTGTAAGCTAAGTAATGCGTCCTGCGTTTCACTTGTAAGGGCTGCTTCTCCATACTTCTGCGCCAAAATCATTCTTTCACGAAGAATCTTTTGGTTCAACGCAAATCCGTGTTTTTGAGGAGGTATCTTGTTAGAACCGATCTTGAAAGATTCGAAGCTCTTATAGAGACCCGGAGAGTCAATATCGGTATATACAGGCAATGTAGCAACTCCTAAGTCTGCCTCCAGCTGCTCATAGGTGAAATCCAATTGAATTTCATCATCCCAGGGGAACCCATCAGTCTGTGGAGCATTATACTTATCTTTAAACCTGTCAACAAATTCTTGAAAACTTGCACCTCCTAAACCGAAGTCGAGCAAGTCGTAATATGATTTCACATTTGTTCTCATCGTCTATCCTCCTAATTAACTATGTTTAAAGTAAGTAATCTGTGGCATCTTAGCCTTGGCTGCATCTGGAATAGCATCTGCAAGCATGTCCTCAAATACCATACCCTCGTAAACTACAGTACCAGTTGTGTATGTATTTACAATCACATCGTTGTACAATAATCCGTTAACCTTAGCTGCATCAGGTTCTCCCTCTGTAGTAACAGCGAATGTTCCAGTAACACCTGTAGTGCCACCATTAAATGCTGGGGGAAGTTTAGCACCTACCGCCTTTGCTGTAAAGGTTACAACGGCAGCGGATGATGTAACAGTCCAATTTACATCGCTTGCAAACCCATTCTTAATAGCTGTTGCAACTTTGGTCGCTGTAGTCTCGGTAGTTGGATCAACCGCAACTTCATAATCTATCCCATTAAGGGTAATGGTTATATTACCTGCTAAAGTAGGAATAGCAGTAATAGTCAGCGTGTCAACTTCAGCTGCACCACTTGCGTTAGCCGAAGTAATGATTTTAATAGTGCCTGCGGCAGTGTCTAATACACACATCGAACCAGCAGGGATTACATTGCCAAGTGTCATCCCCGTAGTGTCTATTACGCCCCCTACAGGATAGACCTTAGGAACATCTACCCAAATATTCTTTCCTGGTAGATATTCTTTTGTTGTTCTTCCATAATCACTCATAATCGTTAAAATTTTTTATTATTTTTCCTTTTTGGGCATCTTGCCCTGTTCTGCTTTTCTGGCAAAGAACTCATCTAACTTACCTCCGTCATTTTTTGGCGGATTTGGATTACCTTGATAAGGTACTGCTCCATCTCCCAAGTAAGACCTTAGTTTTGCCTCATAAGTAGGTTTTACTGTCTCTAAAAGTGATTCTGCAGTTGCATCTTCGGGTATGTCGATAGTAGATACTATGTCCTCCCATAAAGATTTACGAGCCACCTTAAGAGCGTCGGCCTTCGACTTGACTTCGTTACGCAAAGAATTGACCATGTTTAATTTTCTCTCCCTTTCGTAAGCCTGCTCAAGCGCTTCGAGCCGTTTCAGTAATTCTGCATCTCCTTCTTTCGGGTTCTCCGACTTAGGTTCTGCTTGTTGCGGTTGGCTATTTTTTAGCTCACTCATTTTTGCCTCTATCTGTTTCTTTACCGTAGTGGCTGCAAAGTTCGAGATGTTGCCTTGAAACGATTTGATAAGCTTAACTGCTTTGTCGTAAAAGGCTTCATCTGGCTCTGCATCATCAGACAGGTGCAATTTGATGTAGTCCGAAATGGACTGATCGGATACGTCGGTTTGTCCGACTTTTGCTTTGATTTGGGATAAGATTTTTTCTGTCTCCATTTTTTGTTTTTTAATTATACAAATGTAACAAATATTTTCAACAATACAAAGATATTCTTGAAATATTTAATGAATTTATGCGAAGTTATTAAAAGAGTTTATTATGTACAACAATTTTTCTATTATTCTAACAATTATCGGCGATTATTTTGCCAGATAATTCTATATTTACGTAAAAATCACTATATTTGCGATAAAGTTTTTAAAATGGATAGATTTGTAACGATTAAAGACAAAGATTTCTATTCGTGGGATTATATTGAACATCTCCGTAAAGAAGATGCCAAAAAGAGAAATCCATATAAAATCATTGCGCAGCGTGGAGGACAGGAGAACATGTTGTCGCAGAGCGCTGATATTATTTTCGGGGGCGGATCCCGCGGCGGTTCAAAATCCTTTAGTCTTCTTTTAGAGGCCTTAAAAGACTATCAAAACAAAGATTTCAGGGCTACTATTTTTCGTAGGGAGATAGATGACCTTTCAGACCTTATAGACACTTCTCATAGCGTATATGGCGACTTTGGTACATACAATAGATCTAAGGCAGATATGACGTGGAACTTCTACTCTGGTGCATCACTGAAATTTAACTACTATTCGGACAATTACGAAGAGTTTAAAGTCAGGATGCAGGGTAAACAGTATGCGTTTATAGGAATAGACGAAATCACGCATATAGAGTATCAAAAATTTAAGTATCTAATAACCAACAATCGTAACGCATTCGGGATACACAATAGAATATGGGGAACATCTAACCCAGACCCTGATTCTTGGGTAGCTAAATTTATCGATTGGTGGATCGGAGAAGACGGACTACCAATACCCGAACGAAATGGTGTAGTAAGATACTGTTTTATGGACGGAGACGATGTAAGCAATATATTCTGGGGGAACAGTAAAGAAGAGGTATATGAACAATGCAAGGATACGATCGATAAATATTGGCTACCATCTTATGATATTTACGGATCACCTGCCGACTTATTCGTTAAATCCGTAACCTTCGTTGAGGCCAAGCTTGCAGACAACATTCAACTCATGCGATCAGACCCTACCTATTTAGCCAACCTTGCAGGTCAATCAGAAGAACAACGTTCGAGAGACCTTGAAGGTAATTGGAAATACAAGTCGGTTGGCGATGATATGATCAAGATGAGCCACATGGAGGCGTTCTTCAACAATCCGCAACAAACAGGCGACGGAGTACGAAGAGTTTCGCTTGATGCGGCATTCGAGGGAGGAGACAACCTTGTTATGTGGTTATGGGAAGGATGGCATATAAAAGATTTGTTTGTATGTAAGAAAGATTCAAAAGATACCGTAAACGTAGTTCGTGCTAAGTTAAAAGAATGGAGAGTATTAGAGGAGAACTTCACATACGACCTTAACGGGATAGGACAGATATTCAAGGGATTCTTTAATAGTGCCGTGCCGTTTAATAACCGAGAATCTGTGGCCGAAGAAGATAAAGGACTTTACGATACAATCAAATCACAGGCGGCATATCTTTTTGCAAAGAAGCTTATCAATAAAGAAATATCCATAGAACCAACTTTATTGGACTACCGATTTGAGGCTGGCAAGAACAAGAACGTTCAGTTGAGGCAAATACTTATGGATGAACGAAAGGCTATAAGAGCTAATGCGTCGTCTTATGAAAAAGGCTTTTCACTGATAAAGAAGATTGAAATGAAGAAATTTGTCGGCCACTCACCAGACTTTTTAGAGGCTATGTTTATGAGGATGATATTCGAGATAAAATCGAAGAAGAGCAAAGGTGTGCCTAAATTGGGTACGAAATTTATTAGTCCGCAATTTTCTTACAGACAAACATTTAATACACGATACCATTAACGGTAAATAAATTAATTATGAAACCAATCGACATTAAAACCAAGAGAGTGTGGAAGCGGATAACTCCAGCAGGGTATCTTTCTCAATCGAGATTCATATCTACCGAAGAGACGCTTTCTGCAATGAACGACAACATGATGTTTCAGACGGTAACTCAAGCAGATTTTCTTCGAGAGTTTTACCCTTCTGGACATGCCATCAACGATCCTACTGTTTATCCGGACATATACAGAGAAGAGATAGTACCCGTATATGACGACGACGGTAATCAAATAAGAACAGAGAGAAGAGTTTACAAAGAGTGCGTGCCGAGACTTGCTTTCGCTTTTCAACAAATCATAGCATTAAAACAGCTTGTCCACTTATGCGGCAATGATATTCAGTTTGAGCTTAACGTGAAGAATCCTGCCGAAGTACAAGAAGCTATGTTTCTTAAATTCAGAAGCGGGTGGATTCAAAAAGATATGGAGTTGGCGTTCTACGAAGGCGTTAAATCTGTTAAGATAACAGGCGATGGAGCTTTCGTGGGGTTTATGGATAATGGTGTATTTGGATACAAGACATTGTCTTTTCTAAACGGAGATACGCTTTATCCACTTAGAGATCCCATAACAGGTAAGATGTTACTGTTTGCACGGTCATATTATGATTATGACGAAGATGGCAACAAGATAACCGAGTGGTTGGAGGTGTGGGACAATACTTTTCTTACAAGATATAAGAAAGCCGCAGGCAAGAAGATGACAGAACGAATACTTAATATGTTCGGCATAGACGGATATAACTTAGTAAGCAAAAAGGCTCACGGATTCCCGTTTATACCCGTATCTTATAAGCGTGATGATGACGGTGCATGTTGGACACCTTCTCAAAACTCAATCGAATCTTTTGAGCTATCATTCTCGCAGATGGCGCAGAACAACCAAGCATACGGATTCCCGATTCTTTACTTGCAGGGAGATGGAGATACGGTTATAAATAAAGAGTTCGACATGAACGGTACTGTAAAAGTATTGGAGATGGGTAAGGACGACAAGGCTGGTTATCTTAACGCTCCGAATGCGTCCGAATCGTTCATGAAACAGATAGATACTTTGTACAAGATGATCTACGAACAATCATTTACGGTTATACCTCCTTCGCTTAAATCGGGAGACTTACCTGCCGCTGCGCTTAAGATACTTTATTCTCCTGCTTATGAAAAAGCCATGACCGACGCAAACGAATATCAGCCGTTTTTGAACGAAATGGTAAAGATATTCTCTCACGGTTATGGAATGGAAGTTAAGAGTACGATTGACTTTGCAACCCTACCTATGAAATGGTGGATAAAACCTTATGTACACGTTTCTGAAAGTGCTATGGTTGCCGACCTTGCAAGTGCTGTTCAAAACGGATTTATATCTAAACAAACAGCTTCGGAGAAGATTTCTATGTACTCAACTGTTAGTGAATGGGATCGAATTATTAAAGAACAAAAAGCCAAACGAGACGCAGAGTTGCTGTCAGAGATTGAGAGAATATCGGCTACTGCACAACAAAATACAACCAACAACACCGAACAATGAAAGAATCAACAATCTACGAGTTCGATCCTGCCATCTATCCGAGAAAGGTATGGGTTGCGGTTACCGACGATACCGAATCATTGAAGAATTATTTTTCTTTTGATGCTAATGAAATAGTATGCCAAATCGTAAATATTCAATATTTTGAATGTTTAACAATAAAAGTTTGCTGCATTCACGAATAACCACTATTTTTGTCGAACAACTAAAAATTAAAGAAATGGACAAATTAATTGAATTAGGAGCGTCTCTTGTTATTTTGACTTTTTTATTAGTCATTGCCTACTATACCGATTACGGCAGCAACAGAAGGAGATAATTTTACGAATAAACAAATGAAAATAAGAAACAGATGTATCAAAACATTGAAATAAATAAAATATATTGCGAGCCATGCTTGGATACCGTATCAAGGATGCCAGACAACTTCTTGGATTGCGTAATAACAAGCCCTCCCTATTGGCAGCTTAGAGATTACGGCTACGAAGGACAATGGGGATTAGAGCCTACTTATCAAGAATATTTGGAGCATCTTTGGTCGCTAATGGATGCTATCTATCCTAAACTTAAAGACGATGGTACTGTATGGATAAACTTGGGTGATACGTATAACGGCAACAAAATATCAAATACAAATCCGATGTTGAACGGCAACGTTCACGAAAGTAATATAACGAAACGTGTTCAGCCTGACATAAAGAATAAATCGCTTTGTCTTATACCACACAGGTTTGCAATAGGATGTATCGATCGTGGATGGATTTTGAGAAACGACATAATCTGGGGTAAGGTTAATGCAGCACCAGAGCCTGTAACCGACAGATTCAGCAAGAAGCACGAATATATGTTCTTCTTCGTAAAGAACGATAAATATTACTTTGATCTTGATGCAGTAAAAGATCGAAACGAACAAGGTGGCAGAAATCCTGGTACAGTTTCTGACTTTTGGGATATACCCACCAAACCAAACAAGTTAAATCACTATGCGACATATAACGAAAGTCTGATTTCAAAACCAATACTTGCTGGTTGTCCAGAAGGAGGCATAATTTACGATCCGTTTATGGGCACAGGCAGTACCGCAGAGTCTGCATTTAAGGCTGGTCGCAAATATATCGGCAGCGAAATGAGCGAAGAATACTGCAAAATTGCAGAGAAACGATTAAAAGCATTAACTTCACAATTAAATTTATTCTAAAATGAAATCAAATGAAATTACAATCAAAATGGGTAACTACGAAGTTATCCAAAGAACCAAAGACGGCATGTTTAATGCTACCGACCTGTTGAGACAGTTTAACGAAGACAACAAAGAGAAACATTTAGAGCACTTTCTTAAAGCACAATCTACCAAAGAGTATATATCGGTACTTGAGTTCGCAGCTAAAAATTACTGCATATCCGAAAAATGGATAATTATCGAAATAGAACGAGGTAAGTACGGACAGGTATGGATGCATCCATTGTTATTCTTAGAATTTGCAGCCTGGTTAAACCCAATGTTCAGATATGATATTTTAGTGAATATATATAATCAGATAATAGAATTTAAGCAGATATTTAGGGATAACCAAGATGTATATGTGATACTAAGCACATTACAAGAATACAAGACTTATCTACTAAAAGACGTAAAAACTTGGCTGATAAAAATAGTAAGATCGTCAGATATTTCAAAAATATTGCTATCTTTGTCTATGGTTGGTAAAGAATCGGTAGTGCTTATGTCGATTCACGACGACGTAGAATTGGAGTTAAATTTAAAATATGCAGACAGACGCAGGCCTGACGGATGGTTCGATTTATCGGGTGATGATTTGGTGAATATTTACAGAGAGTATGGCAGGTAAATCTGAACACACAATATGGCATAGCCAAATAAACGCCTCCACGCTTAAATAAATCGGCAATGTTGAATTATCTTATCGAAGTTGATGTCTTTATCAACTCGACAAAAATAATCGCTTAGAAAGCCTTAAAATGGCTCAAAAATAATTATGATTAAATAACAACTAAAAAATTAAAATTATGAACGAAAACGCATTTATCAAAATCGGAGAGATTAGAAAGTACATCGTAAAGAAGTACGGATTGGATACAACGATAAGGACAAAGAACAACATCATATACAAAAATGATGATTTAGTGCTGATCGAAAACGTGGTTACAGGTGATCTGAAAATCAAAAGAAACACACGGTGAACGTAAAAACGGTCATCAGATGATACAGCAGAAATTGCATGTAATTAGTTAAGTATCAACAAATAATTAGCGTTGGTATTAACATGATGATACAACAGATGATGCAGCAGACGGACATCAGAATTTAAGTTAGTAAACAAGTTTTTGATATGAAAATTAAAACAAAATGGAGTACATAGGATTTAAAAACGAATATCATTCAGGCAAAATTCATATTTACAACGGTGATTGCATGGATTTGCTTAGGCAAACACCTGATAAGTATTACGATTTAGCTTTGGTTGACCCACCGTATGGCATAGGTATAAGCTCTAATTCATTTAGGCAAAAACACAAAAAGTTGTCGTGGGATAATGAAGTGCCAGCTGATGAATATTTTAAAGAATTGTTTAGGGTAAGCAGCAACCAAAAAATTTGGGGCGGTAATTATTTTAATTTGGGAGCATCACAAGGGTTTTTGATTTGGGACAAAATGCAGCCATTTGATTTTAGCAGCGCAATGTGCGAAATGGCATGGACGAGTTTTCAAAAACCTGCCAAAATTTACAGAAAGCACGTTGTTACGGCTGAAAAAAATAAAATTCACCCAACACAGAAGCCTGTTGACTTATACAAATTTATACTCCACAACTATGCCAAAGAAGGCGACACTATTTTAGATACACACTTCGGTAGTCTGTCAATAGGCATAGCCTGCCATGACATGGGATTTGAATTAACAGCAATTGAATTGGATGAGGACTATTACGAGGCTGGTAAAAAACGATTGATCAATCATCAAAAACAATTAAATTTATTCTGAAATGAAACGCGACGAATACGAATTAGAGCAGCGTTGCTGCGATTATGCACGCAGTAAAGGAATTGCTGCTGTGAAGCTTGAAGGACAGGAAGGCATACCTGACAGGTTATTTATCGGAAAAGGAGGAAAGTGTTTGTTTGTCGAATTTAAGAAGCCGTCAGGCGGAATAATTTCAAAGGAACAAA